CATGATGTCCTAAAGGGCATCGCACACAGCTACACCAAGCTGGACAAGACAGAAACAGACCATGTGATCGCACAATGGGATGCTCTGCCTAACTACGTAGGCGACGCAAGTATCCTACCTCTAGTTGACGTAAGCGGTTCTATGACCTGCTCAGCAGGTGGTAACACCCAAGTACGTTGTTTGGATGTAGCAGTTTCACTGGGCTTGTACTTGGCAGACAAGAACAAGGGCGTGTTCAAGGACACATTCTTGACTTTCTCTAGCAAGCCAGAACTAATGACCCTAAAGGGTAACATTGTTCAAAAGGTGGAACAAATGAGCAAGAGCAACTGGGAAATGAGCACTAACTTGCATGCCGCTATGGACAAGATCCTTAGCGTTGCAGTTAAGGGTTCAGTACCAGCTAGCGACATGCCAGCCATGTTGCTGATCTTGTCAGACATGCAGTTTAACCAATGTGCTCGTTTCGACGACTCAGCAATGCAAATGATCGAACGTAAGTTCACAGATGCAGGTTACACTATGCCACAAGTTGTTTTCTGGAACCTAAACAGTTCAGACAATGTGCCTGTAAAGGCAGACAAGAGTGGCGCGGCATTGGTAAGTGGATTTAGCCCATCAATCATGACTAGCTTGCTAGCCGCTGATTTGGACCAGTTCACTCCAGAAGGTATCATGTTGAAGACAGTAATGAATTCACGCTACGATATCTAAAAACAATTGGTTTTGAATAGCACCTTCGGGTGCTATTTTTTTAGGTAAAATAATCGTTGTAAAAATACAACACAAATAGACATTGACTAGATCGTTATGTGAATGTATAATACACACATGAAAGAAAATAAAATGTACAATGTAATATGGAAAGACACAGACGGTGTCGTTTGTGATAAAGAATTTGATACTTTGAATTTGGCAATGGCATGGGCCAAGACGTCCGATTATTTCGTTACCATTAAGGGTGGCGAATTTGAAATAGTTGGTAAGTTTGGAGTTGACTCTGTTGAAAACGGACTTACTCCAGACGGAGTGGCATATACCTGGAACAAGGCCAGCAGAATTGGTCGAGTTAAAAGAGAGAGATCTTAAAATGCAAGTATCAAGAGTACAGCAATATCAAATACAACAGTATAATCAAGAGCAGGTTCGCATTCAAGAAAAACGCGATCAAGATTATCGCAAGATAACAGAACGAAAAACTTTTGAAAATATGGTAGCAGAAAGAGTTGAAAGAAATATCCGATTAGATCGCGATAAGGGCAGAAACATAGACATTGAATGTTAGGAGTATAAAATGCGTAAAATGGCAACCATTAGAAAGATTGATGCACTGCGCCCTATTGAAGGTGCAGATGCTATTGAGTGCGCTATTGTAGGTGGCTGGACGGTAGTTACCAAAAAAGGTGAATACACCGCAGGTGATCTTGCAGTGTATTGCGAAATTGATTCGTTTATCCCTACTGCTATTGCACCGTTCCTAACTAGACCGGGACAATATGCAAAGACCTTTGAAGGTGTTGAAGGAGAACGTCTACGTACTGTAAAGCTTCGTGGTCAACTGTCGCAAGGCCTGTTGTTACCACTTGAGCCAACATGCGCTAACATTGTGTCCGAGTTGATAGAAGGATTGGATGTGTCGCTTCCACTTGGTATTGCCAAGTACGAAGCACCAGTGCCGGCTGCACTTGCTGGTGAAGTTAAGGGTATGTTTCCGTCAGTTATTCCAAAGACTGATCAAGAACGTATTCAAAACTTAAAGGCTGAACTGACAGAATGGTTTACTGAAGACCTGCATTGGGAAGTTACCGAAAAGCTCGAAGGCTCGTCAATGACAGTGTACATGCGTGACGGTGAAGTAGGTGTGTGTTCGCGCAACCTTGACCTCAAGCCCAACGCAGATAACTCACTATGGCGTGCCGCAAACAAGTACAACCTGCCTGCTAAGTTGATTGGCATTGGTCGCAACATTGCTATCCAGGGTGAAATTGTAGGCAACGGCATTCAAGGTAACATTTACCAAATGCGTGATCAAGATTTCCTTGTCTACGACATTTACGATATCGATGCTGGTCGTTACTTTACTCCACTTGAGCGTAAGGCGTTTGTTGCAGAACATGGACTTAACCACTGCCCTGTACTTGCATACTCTGCTCGTCTATTTGATACACTTGGTATTACTGATATGGAACAGATCCTAAAGTTTGCAGAAGGCAAGAGTGTTATGGGTATGATCGGATGCGAACGAGAAGGTGTAGTTTTTAAGTGCCACGAAAAGTCTGTGTCATTTAAAGCTATCTCTAACAAATATTTATTGAAGCACGGAGACTAATATGTGGATTGAAAACGTAGCCGCTGATGATATTCCGAAAAGATTTCATCATGAAGCAGGTGAGAATAGTATGCTGATCAGCATTGTTGATCCAGCAAGCTGGCGTCCTACTCCTGCACACAAGTTCAAAGAAATTCATAACTTTGAGTTCTTGGATGTAGAAGAAAAGGATCAAGTTCTAGAAGAAGCAATGAAGTGTAGTCAAGAACAGGCTAACGAGCTTGTTCGATTGCTAGAACATGCAAAGGCCAATCACATGAATGTAGTAGTTCATTGCTATGCCGGTATTTGTCGATCGGGTGCGGTTTGTGAAGTTGGTGTGATGATGGGTTTCCAGGATACTGGTCGCTTTCGTAGTCCTAACTTACTAGTCAAGCATCGTATGATGAAAGCCCTAGGTTGGACTTACGACGAAAACGAAAAGCCCAACCTAGACGACTGGCGAACATTTAAGGGAGTAGATTGATGTATATACATAAAGAGGATGCAGAGAAGATTCTAGAGATAATGCACAAGTTTCCAGATGCAGAAAGTTTTTATCTAGAAACTGATTCAAGCTCGGGCATTGGTAGCACAGTTACATTGACTGTTACTACCAATGTGAATGGACTACGTGGTGAATTTAAAACTGAAATTTCAGGTGTGGAGAATTGGTAATGAAGATTCAATTTGATAAGAATACAATGCCCGACGAATTATACAATGCGCTTCTGCAACATTTTGTAAATGAAGCAGTTGGTTTGGGCGTAGAAGTTAATAAGTTTACCAAATTTGATAATTGGGTAGTAGAGTGTACAGTAGACACTAGTCCATCAGTACATTAATGTTGTAAAAATACAACATTTACCCCGTTAATCTTTGGTTGACGGGGTCTTCGTTCTGCTGTATAATATACACATACACTAGCAAACAAGGAGCAATAAATGAAACAGAATCATACAATGTACATCTATAAAGCAGACAAGCGTACTAAGTCCGGTGAACGTCTCGTTAGTACTACTGTTTGGCAACATCGTGATGAAGCAGAAATGAAGCGTGAAGTTCGTGAACTTCAATATGAACTGTGGCCTGTAAGCAAAGGTTTTCGTATTGAATTTCATCCTACTATGAAAACAGTTAAGAATTTGATGACTGGTAAAGATGTTGAAATTGATCGTGACACTCCGTGGTCGTGTAACCCTGCCAGCGAAACATATTGGAGCATGTAATGCTAGTTGAAGGTAAGATACCGGCAAATACAGTTTGCCCGTATCGTGTACAATGTACAGAAGCCCAGAATGGAAATTGTGGGCATAAGGGTAAGGAGCATACCGTTCCTTACAGTTGCGGTTATGCCCGTTTATTTAAAATAATGGGACACAGAATGTAAAGGAGATTAACATGATGGTCGTTGCAAAATTTAAAGATAAGATTGTTCAAATCGTTAGAGTGCAAGAGTCCGTTATGTTCTCTGAGGACAAGGGCTGGATCTTTATCTGCTTTGACTTTGATAAGATCAACAGACGCCGCGAGCAATTTAAATGGGTCAAGGCCAGCGAAGCTCGCTTCGAATGGATTAGAGAATTTGCAGGAGAATGACATGGCTTACAATAATGGAAATTCATACGACCAAGAAGCAGAGTATGCTAAAAAGTCTACATCAGAATTGATTGCTATTCGTACTCAGTTTGAGTTAGCAGTGATCAATCATCCCAATGGTCCTAAGATGTTTAACGAGCACTTAGAGTGGGTAAAGATGAAAATTGCAGAACGGATTGGGAAGAAATGACACAAGTCGAATATAAAGGGTCAGTCCTCTCTAAAGGGTCTAAGGCGTTAGAGCTCTGGGAGGACTGGCAACGGGAAAAGAAGGACCGCAATGCGGCACAGAAAAAGTTGGATGTCCACATGAAAGATGTAGAGACCCGACATAAAGAATTGTTAGAGAGATACAAATGAAAACATGGATTACAAGTGACTTGCACTTTGGGCACAAGAACATTATGAAGTTTTGCCCACAGACGCGAGCTAGGTTTAATGATGACGTTGCCTACATGAACAATGCCATGGCCGAGGAATGGAATCATAAGGTTCAACCCGAGGACACAGTTTACATCTTAGGTGATGTAGCGTTTATGTCAGGTAGCGATGCTGGTAGAATGATTAATCGTTTGAACGGCACAAAGATTTTGGTCGAAGGTAACCACGATAAGAAGACATTGAATGATGTAACTTTCCGCGGTGCATTCAAGGAAGTATACAAGTATTTGGATATTACATATGATGGTCACAAGATTGTCATGTTCCACTATCCAATTGCCGAGTGGGATCAAATGCACAGAGGTGCGTTACACTTTCATGGTCACTTGCACGGTGGTGTAAGTGGTATTGAAAAGTATCGCGCATTGGATGTAGGTATGGATTCTACAGGCGAAATTGTTATTTCTATGGAACGTGCAATTCGATTGATCAAGGATAATGAAATCAAAGGACACCACCAGAAAGGTGATTAAAATGTTTAAAGACAAGTTAAAGGAGTATGTAGAGACTTCGAACCTAGTTAACATGAAAGAATGTGGCGACGGTATCTACGTGCTAAAGTATAAGAAGAAAGTGTTCTACGATAACTTGTGGAACGAATATATTGCTGAATGTCGTGGGTCTATTGTGGACAAGGATTTCAACTTGGTTGCTTATCCATTCACAAAGATCTACAACTATGGTATTGAAAAGGAAGCACCAGTGCTTGCCGCAGATACTCGAGTTCGAGCATTCCGCAAAGTAAACGGATTCATGGTTGCTTGTACTTGGTACAAGGGAGATGTTTTAGTGTCTACTACAGGTAGCACTGACAGCCCATATGTGGCCATGGCTAAGGAAATGATGTTAACGCATCAGTCCTGGGCAGACTGGCAACTAGCGTTTTCTACTGCTGACATGCAAGACTTAACTGTAATGTTTGAGTGTGTTCACCCAAATGACCCTCATATCATTCCAGAAAAGCCAGGCATGTACGTGCTAGGATATCGTGACAACGAATGGAATAGCAAGGTAAGGCCTAACCCAATTGTGCTAGAAGACATGGCTGAAATGTTCAAGTGCTCTGTTCCAGAGTATATGACAACTACTGTGGGCAACTTGGTTGAACTGACTAAGAATGTACGTCACGAAGGTTTTGTATTCTATACTGACGAAGGTGTGAGTGCTAAGATCAAGTCGCCATACTACTTAACTTCAAAGTGGGTTGCTCGCAATCCACGCACAGATAAGTTAGTAGACTTGAAGAAGGACATTAAGCACAATCTAGACGAAGAATATTATCCACTAGTAGACGCCATTCGTGCAAACATCGTCGAGTATACTGCATTAGACGAGCAAGCTCGTTTAGAGTGGGTCCGTGGACAGTTGGCATGAAGATAGGTATTACTGGAACTAGAGAGGGTGCTACGGAGTATCAGTTAAATGAGCTCCGTAGTGTTCTTGCAGAACTAAAAGGTATAGAGTTTCATCACGGTGACTGTAATGGTGTAGACGTACAAGCGGCCGCTATTGCTCGTGAGTTAGGCTACAAGATTGTATGCTACCCTCCTAAGTCAACAGAAGAACAAGGATTCTTTGGCGGAGATGTAGTACATGCACCTGCTGGATATCTAGAACGTGATCGTGCTATTGTAGACGGATGCGATATTTTGCTGGTTGTGCCTAAACAAATGGAGTGGCAACCAAGAGGCGGCACTTGGTATACACATGATTATGCTAAGAAGCAAGGCAAGCCATATAGTGTAATTTGGCCACTTGACACCGATTCAAATTGAGAGTATAATATATTATGAAAGACGAAAGCCATTTACCTGTAGCAGAACAAAGCCTAGTATTCCGCTTGCGTAAGCGAGCCGAAATACGTAGACAAATTCCGGGCAGATTATCTGCTACGGAAGGTAAGCCGGATAGGATAGCAGACTTGTTAGATGAAGCGGCTAAAGAAATAGAACGACTAAATTCAGTCATAACAGATATCGGAAAAGATACAATAGGAAGGGATAATTTTCAATCATGAAATGCTATCAATTAATCGGAGTACCAGGCGCAGGTAAGAGCACTTGGATTAAGAACCAAGACTGGGCTGTAGATATTCCTGTAGTATCTACTGATAATTTTGTAGAAGCATACGCAAAAGAACAAGGTAAGACCTACAACGAAGTGTTCAAGGATTACATGCCAACTGCGGTCAAGCTAATGGCCAACCAAGCATTGATTTGTCAGGCGAACGGTCTAGATGTTATTTGGGATCAAACTAGCACTACTATTAACAGTCGCAAGCGTAAGTTCAATACTTTGCCCGACTACGAACATATTGCAGTAGTATTTCGTACTCCAGACCGTGCTGAGTTAGATGTACGATTATCAGGTCGTCCGGGTAAGCATATTCCAAAGGCAGTCATTGATTCAATGATCGACGGGTGGGACGAACCAACTGAAGAAGAAGGTTTTACTGAAATTTGGTACGTTTAACTGCGTACATAATAGGGCTCTTAGAGCCCTATTTTTTTGACTATAAAGTCATGTTTTTATAAACTTGGAAAATTTGCTCTGGCATAAATATATGAGCTAGGAAACGAATATCCAGGAGTTATAGAACATGGCATTGCAAATCCGCAGAGGTACAAACAGCGAACGTTTGTCAACAAGACTTGAACAAGGTGAAATCAGCTGGACCACTGATACCTTAAAATTATACGTAGGTGACGGTACTACAATGGGCGGCCGTAATGCTTTGCAGTCTACCGCAGGCGTAGGCCTTAGTTGGAACCCAACTACACAAGAATTAGACTTTGATGTTCAGACACTAGAACTTACTACTAGTGCTGTAGCAGAAGCTACTAATTTATATTTTACACCTAATCGTGCAAAAGATGCTATAGGTCCAATGTTGCAAAATGCAACCACAACAGGTATCTCATTTACATATAACGATGTTAGTCATACTATTAGTGCAGTAGTCTCTCGTGAAACAGTTGAAGACGACATTGCACCACTATTTGTACAAGGAACACATGCAGGTATTTCTTTTGCCTACAGTGATAACGGGCCTGATACAATTGGTACTATTAATGCTACACTAAACACAGAATATTTAGAAGACATTGCAGGAACATTAATTAACAACGGTACTAGAAGTGGTATTACAGTAGCCTACGTAGATAACGGTAATGGCACTGGCGGTATTAACTTTGCTGTAACGGGATTAACAGCTCCTAATGGACTTGCTATCTCTGGTGCTTCTATTATAAGTTCTGCCCCACTACCAGAAGTGGGCGCATTAGGTACAGTTAATAGTCCTACTTACATTGGATCAACAACTGTGCCGAATACTTTAGTATTGAACGCTTCACAACAAATTGGCGTATTTACAGGTATCACTGGCGGTGTACAAGCACCAGCAGTTACTATCAGAGCATCACGCGGTACACTTACTGCTCCACTAGTTGTTCAACCTGGAGATGCAATCGGGTTGATTCAAGGTAGAGCATATGACGGAGCTAACTGGGTTGATATTGGAGGGTTTGGACTCATTACTGATCCATTTACAACTATTGAAACTAATGACGTTGCTGGCACATTTGGTGTACTAT